AAACAATCCTTTTGATGTTAAAAACTACAAGAGTCAATTGCCTACAAAACCAGGCGAAAAGGCTGGTTTTGATTCCAAAAAAATCTCTACAGGTACTGTTTATTCTAGAAAGCCTGTTAAAGATGAGCCAATGAAAAAAGAAGAAGTTGAACAGATTGATGAGTTGAAAAAAACAACAGTTAAATCATATCTCGCAAAAAAGATGGCGAGTTTGCCCGGCAAAGATCCGAAAAAAGATCAAAAAGATATGATGAAAGCGCATCATCGTGTAACTGGTGTTAAACCAACATCGGAAGAAGTTGAACAGGTTGATGAGCGTACTTTAACCAAAGGCGAAACCAAAGAAAAAGAGCGCATCGTTAAAGGCATGAAAAAATCTTTCAAAGGGTTCAAACAGCGTTACGGTGAAAAAGCAAAATCAGTAATGTATGCTACTGCTACAAAGGCAGCTAAAAATGAAGAAGTTGTAACAGAAGCAAAAAGACCAGAAAGTGACACAGTGCCTTTTCTCACAAACGGTGATAGTAAACCCTTAGCTCATGCAAAAGATTTGGCCAAAAAATCTCTAAAAAGATTAAAAAGTGAAATGATGGGAAAAGCAGGAACTTCTGAATAAGGTATTTTCATGAAAAAGTCAGAACTAATCAAGACAATATTGAAAGATCGTAAGCCAACATTTGGCACCGATCCAAATGATCCTTGGTCAGCAAAAGCAAATATTACGGAAGATGCTTATTTAAACAAATATCTGAAATCAAGAGGCATCAACCCTGAATTTGCAACAAAAGATCAAAAAGTTGCACATTCAAAAACTGGTGAATTTAAAAAATGGAAAAATGATCATTTATCTGATGTATCCATTAAAACAGAAGCGTATGTTGATAAAAGAGATGTTGTTACATTTGATATTCCATTCTTAATTCGTGTTTTAGAATATTCCCGTGAAGATGCAAAGACGGATATGGATTTGCACAATGTTGTGACAAAGTTAATACAAATTCGTAATAAGGGTGTCTTGACAATGAAAGACTATTCTTTCGTCACTAGATTAAAAGAACATTTTGAAATTACTGATATTATAACAGAACAAGAAATAAAAAATCCTGTTAAAAAAGATTGGGAAAAATACGCTCAAAATCGTTCTGAAATTTGGAGAAGAAAGAGATTAAAGATTGATGAACTTGATGTAAGCACGTTAAAAAGTTATGCAACCAAAGCAAGAGCCGATGCAGAAAAATTAAGTAAACAAGGTGATGCAGCATCTAAACGTTCTTCTACAAAGTCTATGCAAACTGCACTTGATAAGTTTAGAAAAGCAACAAAACGAAATATGGGTGCTGCGAGCGCAGAATCTAAAGCAAGAGTAAAAGAAGAAGTTGAACAAGTTGATGAAGATTTACGCAAATGGTTTAGCAAATCTCATCCAGAAGGTGGTTGGAAAAGAATTAATAGCAAAGGTGAAGCCATAGGTCCTTGTGCTAGAGAACCCGGTGAACCAAAACCTAAATGTATGTCTAATGAGAAACGTGCCAAATTAAGTAAGAGTGAACGAGCTTCTGCCGTTGCTGCAAAACGCAAACATGATCCAGTTGCAGATCGTTCTGGTAAGGGTGGTAAACCGGTTAATGTATCCAATTTTGGCAAAGGTAAATTGGGTGAAGAAGTTGATCAACTAGATGAAAAGAATAAACCCACCAATCCATCACTTTGGTCAAGAGCAAAATCTATGGCTCGTTCTAAGTTTGATGTTTATCCATCAGCATATGCAAATGGTTGGGCATCAAAATGGTATAAGTCTAAAGGTGGTGGTTGGAAGTCTGTAAAAGAAGATAAATTTCAAGATCCTTATGCAGCCACACAAACTGTTGGTTCAGAAGTAGATACTGATGTTTTACCAACAAGAAAACGTGAAATGACTAAATCTGCGAGAATGATCAAGTCAATTTACAAAAAAAAGAGAGTCAAAGAAGAATTATACGACCACGAAAAAGAAAATAAAGGCGGAAAATATGGTGAAAAATCAGACGCAGCTTTTGTTTTAAGGGGTGGCAAAACAATGACGGGAACAAATCGAGATACAATAGAAATTGATCCGATGATGAAACCTAGACCAGGGAAACCTGATCCTTTAAAAAGATAAATATAAACATAACCCTCGGTTAAAAGGAGAATAAAAATGTCGTCTTGGGGAAATAATGACAATGCAGCTAACGCGCCTTATTGGGCCGTTAACTCAACAATAGTAAATGCTGCCGATGCAAAATCTGTAGCTGCAGCGCCTACAGCAGCCAACGTAGCATTACTTTATGGTAATACAACAGCTGATGTTTATACAACTGGAGAAACGATTGGTCTTTTTGGTGTTGATGCACAAGAAGCTGATGTTGCCGGTAATGGTACTGTTCACACTGGCTGGGTATTAAAAACCACAGGTTCAGGCGGCCGGGCTGGTCGAGTTCAACAAGAAGTTCTCGTAGCTCTTTCAGAAATGAAAGGACCAGATGGTGATGCTCAACAATATGCAAATGTGTCAATTACACTGGCTAGTCCATCCAATGCTACAGTTTTTGCAAGTGCTTCTAATGCTAATTCCGCCACATTTACTGTTGGCACAACATTAACTGGAAATACATCTGCAACATTATCTTATCAATGGCAGGTCAACAGCAACACAGGTGCTTTGGGTTGGACAAATGTTGCAAACAGCACACCAACCAACACAGGTTACCTTGGTGAAACAACAGAAACACTGCTTGTTTATCCAAAAACAGCCGCAGCAAACCAATATGTGGTTCGTGCCATCGTTACAGCCGCAGATCAAGGTGTTTCTGCAACATCTTCAAATGCAACAGTAACAATCATTACACCTTAATAGAACTGGGGGTGGCGTAAGCCATCCCCTTTTTTCGATAAATGTTTGATGATTTGAATGAAAATAATTTTTTAATGTATGCAATGAAGTGTTATACATCACCGCAATACATTGTTTCTGAGTTTGAAGGAGATATCAAACGAACTAAGTATTTGAAAAGACTTTTTAGAAGATATAAAGTAACAAAATTACTAAAAGAACGCTTGATATTAAATCACATCATATTATTAAACAATGTTTTTGGACCAGAAGCAACATCTAGAATATTGTTTTATAAAATAGATGAAAAAGATTATGATATATTAAAAACTTTTCTTTGTTATCTAGATATAATGCCGGATTTTATTTACGGCATAAATGGAAAAAACATTTCAACAGCTGAAATACCTTTAGATTTAAAGGCTGCAGAAATATTAAGGAACATATGAAAAATTTTAAAGATTTTTTAAATGAAAGATGTTGGCCAGGCCACCGGCCAGTTCCAGGCAAAAGGCCTTATTCAAAAGGTAGTTGTGTCAAAGAAGATGGAATGTCTGCTGCACCAGCAAATGTTGTTTCAAGTGGAGCAGTAGCTGGTTCTGGAGGTCTTGGTGGTGAACCAGGAGTTAAACCAAAAAGTAAAAAAACTTCAATTATGATGAATATGTTTAAACGCAAATTACCGAAGGTGTAAAATGTGGATACTACAATGGTTGCCTGACTGGATTTTCTACGCAATTCTCACACTAGGCATACTAGGGTTTATCGTCACCTATTTGCTTAAGTTCATACCAATTCCTGGTTTATACATGTATAAGACACCTATACAGGTTGTGTCTTTAATTTTTATTGTTGTTGGTGTTTATATGTCTGGTTCAATTGCGAACGAACATGCATGGCAAGCAAGAGTAAAAGAATTGGAAGTAAAACTTGCAGCAGCAGAAGCCGAAGGTGCAAAAGAGTCTGTAAAAGTTGTTGAAAAGGTTGTCACTCAACAAAAAGTAATAAAAGAAAAAGGTCAAGAAGTAATTAAGTATGTTGATCGTGAAGTTGTAAAATATGATACTAAGTTTTTACCCGGTGGTGAGTGCGAGATACCAAAAGAATTTTTAAAAGCGATTAACGAAGCAGCCAAAGCGCCTGAGGGTGGAGTTTGGGGTCTGGAGAAAAAGAAATGAAATATCTTGTTGTCTTGATTGCATTCTTTCTAACAGGTTGTGCTACCGTTTCTGTTCCAGTTAAAGCAAAGTTTCCTATTATGCCAGACACTTTACTTGTTAAATGCCCACAATTAGAACAAACAAAAGAAGACGCAAAATTAAGTGATATAAGTAAAGTTATTGCAAGTAATTATACAACATACTATGAGTGTGCTGTGAAGCATGATGCGATTGTTGAATGGTACAAAATTCAAAAAACGATTTATGAAAGCGTAAAATAATGGAACTCACAAAAGATCAACTTAAAAAATTGTTACCAAAAAATCCTTATATTGATCAGTGGCATAATGCATTATCTCAATTACTTCCTGATTATGAAATAAACACACCACAAAGAATTGCCGCATTTATTGCACAATGCGCTCATGAATCAGGAAATTTCACGTTGTTGCAAGAAAATCTTAACTACAGACCGGCCACACTTAGAAAGATATTTCCAAAATATTTTCCAACAGACGAATTAGCAAATCAATATTGTAACCGTCCAAACAAACAAGAGGCGATTGCAAATAAGGTTTACGCAAGTCGTATGGGTAATGGTGATGAATCATCAGGTGATGGTTATCGTTACCGTGGCCGAGGACTTATTCAATTGACTGGTAAAGATAACTACACATTTTTTGCTGGTTCTCTTGGCATTACTGTTGAAGAAGCCGCAGAATATACTCAGACATTTGAGGGTGCTGCACAGTCAGCTTGTTGGTTTTGGGAAACGAATAAACTAAATCAATGGGCTGACAAAGGTGACATTGTAACATTAACAAAGCGTATCAATGGTGGCACCATTGGTCTTGAAGATCGTATTAAACATTATGAACACGCATTACATGTTCTAGGAGTTTAATATGGTCAATGATAGAAAGTTATTTTTATCGTTATTGGTGCTGATAGCTTTGCCTGTAGGTCTTGCATTTTTTGGCAGTGATAGGTTTCGTTACCCCTGTCAAAACCCAGAAAATTGGGAAAAAAATATATGTAAATTCCCAACATGTGATGTAACAAGAACTTGTCCAGAACATGTTTTTAAAGGCCAACGTGATCCAAGATTAGGACCACCACCAACTAGAACAGAAGGAACAATGCAGAACACACCAACTGCACCGAATTGTCCTGCACCAGCACAAGGAGCGAATTGTGGAAAATAATACATTCATTTATACAGAAGAACAGTTGATGGCTAGATTGAAATTCTTCATTGGTGTTTGTCTTGCACTTACACTAACGGGAATTGTTTTTGTTGTTTTATATTCTCTAATTTTCGTTACACAACCACTCAATGCCATTTCACCAATTGATCAAAAGTTTTTTGAATTAATTGTGCCTATTGCAACATTCTTGACTGGTACTCTATCTGGTATCATGTTGGCCGGTGCTAAGAAGGAAGACCAAGAAGCAATGCTTGCTGCGAACAAACAAGCACAGGAAAACTTTGCTGAAACAAAGAAAGCAATGACTGCTCCACCAAAAAAGGAACCAGCATTTGATTTTTCTTTACCTGGCGTTCCTATGGGTGGTGGTAATGCACCTGCACCGGCACAAGAATTGACACCATTAATCATAAATGGTTTTGGTGGTAAACCAGCACCATTACAACCACCACAACCATTACTATGATATATGGATTATTAAACGATAGTCACAATGGCACACTAAGTAGCAAGAGAGTTGTTACATTTCTTGCTTTCTTATTGTGTGGTGTTGCTTTTATTGCAAATTTGTTCTGGGGTTTTGAAGTGAAACAATTCATGTTTGATAGCATGATATATCTAACAATGGTCGGGCTTGGTGTCACAGCATCTGAAAAATTTGCACCAATAAATAAAGAAACAAAAAAGGGGATACTATGAAAAAAATTATTCTATCACTATTCATTTCAGCAGCATCACTTGGTCTGACAACTTCAGTCTATGCAGAAGCAAAAGAGACCAAAAAAGTTTGTGTTGATGTAAAAGACAAAGAAGGTAAACCCGTTAAAGATGCAAAAACAGGTAAAGTGAAACAGAACTGTAAAGAAATGATAGTTCACAAGAAACTTGAAGGCACGAAAGTTCCGGAGAAAAAATAAATGGCATCAACCGTAGAAAGAATCGGTATTGTTGAAACAAAAGTTGAGAATCTAAACGAAAAGTTAGATGAACTCAAGACTGATGTTAAAGACGTACATGAATGTTTGGACAGAACAAGAGATGATCTAACATCAAAACTTGACGAGATGTACCAGGCTTCGTGTACACAACATGCCGAACTGGCAAAGAAAATTAATGGATTAGAAAAAGTGAGAGAAAAAATAACTTGGACAGTTGCTGGTGCTGTGGCTTTTGGTGGAATACTTATTGGGCACTTGGATAAAGTTGTTGCTTTCCTAAACTAAAGACTTTATAATACACCATAAAGTCTTTTTTCTTTTTTGTTATGACCGTTTTTATTGATCGTTCTTTCCTGTTACAAATTTCACCCAAACTTAAAAAGTTCTCTCAGAAAAAAGAGGACCTGTATAATTTTAGGTGTCCATTTTGTGGCGACTCTCAAAAAAATAAACACAAAGCTCGCGGTTATGTTTATCGCAAAAAGAATGGCTATTTTTATACATGCCACAATTGTGGACTATCCACAACATTTTATAATTTATTGGAAAATGTTGATTCCAATCTACTTAAAGAATACACATTAGAAAGATATAAAAATGAATCTGGCAACAATAATATACCACAACCAGATTTCAAAGAGTTTCAAACAGAAACACCAAAATTTAAAAAGAAATTGGATATACCATCTATAGAATCTTTGCCAGATGGCCATTTTGCAAAAAATTATGTTTTATCAAGAAAGATACCAAAAGAATTTCTTTCTGAATTGTATTTTGCTGAGGATTTTAAAATTTTTATTGATAGTTTAGGAATACAAAAAGAAGGTCTCAAAGAAAATGATCCTAGATTAGTTATACCATTCTATAATGAAAACAAAGAACTCATTTGTTTACAAGGAAGGTCTTTGGGTGAATCTAAGCTTAGATATATAACTGTCAAAGCAACAGAGGATGATTACAAAATTTTTGGTCTTGATAGAGTCAATAAAGAAGAAATGATCTGTGTCGTAGAAGGACCCATAGATTCTCTGTTTTTAAAAAATGCATTGGCCACGGCCGATTCCAATCTATCCTCGATAGAGAAATTGTTTGACAAAACAAAAGTAACACTAGTATTTGATAATGAACCAAGAAATAAAGATATATGCAACATAATGGAAAAAGCAATTGAAAATCATTTTAATGTTGTAATATGGCCAGAAATGATGGAAGAATATAAAGATTTAAATGAAATGATTCTTGGTGGTTTTTCACCGGACGAAATACAAGATATCATAAGTAAAAGTACATTTGTTAATTTAAGAGCAAAAATGGAGTTTATATCATGGAAAAAAGTATGAAGGTAAAGTTGGTTAATTATTCTAATTCGGGTGACGGTAAAAGTTTATTAGAACAAATTGCATACATTGCAAGAGTATCAAATCCAGGAAACCAAGATAATGATGCAACAGCAGAAAAATTAGTTCGTTATTTGATTAAACATAAACACTGGTCACCACTCGAAATGGTGAATGTGTGTTTAGAAATCAACACCACAAGAGATATTGCTAGGCAAATTTTGAGGCATCGTTCTTTTTCCTTTCAAGAATTTAGTCAAAGATATGCTGTCGCTGATTTAGGGTGGGAGTATAAAGAAGCAAGAATGCAAGATTTTAAAAATAGACAGAATAGTGTGAATCTTGATATGTCAAATGATGATGATAGACGAATTTCGTGGATGTGGTCCGCGTTACAAGAAAAAGTTGTACACTCGGCAATGGATACTTACAAATGGGCTATTGAAAATGGAATAGCAAAGGAGCAAGCTAGATCTGTATTACCTGAAGGCATTACACTTTCTAGAATGTATATGAACGGAACTTTAAGATCATGGGTACACTATATACAACTCCGAAGTGCAAACGGAACTCAAAAAGAACATCAAGAAATTGCAATTGCATGTAGTGAAGCAATTAAACCAATTTTTCCTATGATAGAGGAGTTTGCAAATGAATACAAAGAATGATGTTAAAACTTTTATGAACGCATGTGATCAAAAAGAAACAAATTTTGGAACACAAGCCGAATTATATGTTGATTTAATTATTGAAGAATTTAAAGAATTGATGCAGGCTTATGGAAATCGTGACATTGTTGAAATAGCAGATGCATGTGCAGATTTGAGATGGGTGATTGAGGGTCTAGAACACACACTAGATATACCTCAACAAAAAGTTTGGAATGAAGTTGCAAGAAGCAATCTTGCAAAAATTTCTTCAGATGGAAAAGTGCATAAACGAAGTGATGGAAAAGTATTGAAACCTGATGGTTGGACACCACCAAATATCAAAGACATTATAAAAAAATAATAGGAAAAAATATGGAATATATGGGCATTAAAATTGATTTGGAAAGAGACAAATTATTTGATGAACTTGGAATCAGACGTTTAAAAGAATCTTATATGAAAGAGGAAGAAAATTCTCCTCAAGAAAGATTTGCATTTGTTTCTGCAAAGTTTGGTTCAAATCCGGAACACGCACAAAGATTGTATGAGTATTCTTCTAAACATTGGCTGTCATACTCCACACCAATACTTTCATTTGGGCGTTCAAAGAAAGGTATGCCCATATCTTGTTTTTTAAACTATATTGAAGATACTGCGGAGGGTCTAGTTGATAATCTATCTGAAACTAATTGGCTTAGTATGTTGGGTGGCGGTGTCGGTATCGGTTTTGGTATCAGGTCTTCTGATGACAAATCAACTGGTGTCATGCCGCACCTCAAAATTTATGATGCGTCCTCATTGGCTTACCGACAAGGTCGTACTCGCCGAGGCAGTTACGCTGCTTATCTTGACATATCTCATCCTGATCTTATCCCTTTTCTAGAAATGCGTAAACCAACAGGTGATCCAAATGTGCGATGTTTAAATCTACATCACGGCATTAACATCACCGATGACTTTATGCAAATCATTGAAAAGTGCATGATTGATCCCAATGCATCTGATGATTGGGAACTGAAAGATCCACACACAGGCGAAGTGCGTGAGGTTGTTTCTGCTAAACATCTTTGGCAACAAATTCTAGAACTGCGTATGCATACAGGTGAGCCATACATTCACTTTATTGATACAAGTAACAAACACTTGCCACAATTTCTAAAAGATAAAGGATTGAAAGTACATCAATCAAATCTTTGTTCTGAAATTATTCTTCCTACGAATGAAGAACGTACTGCGGTGTGTTGCCTGTCTTCTCTCAACTTGGAGTATTATGATGATTGGAAAAATGACGGACTTTTTCTTCGGGACGTTGCTGAGATGCTTGATAACGTTCTACAGTATTTCATTGATAATGCTCCTGATAGCATATCACGCGCAAGATATTCTGCTTCTATGGAACGCTCTATTGGTGTTGGTGCCCTCGGCTTCCATGCATTACTACAAAAGAAAAACGTTGCATTCGAAGGTGTGATGGCAAAAGTTTTAAACAATCAAATATTCAAACATATTAGAGGTAAATTGGATGAAGCGAATATTCAACTCGGTTTGGAACGTGGTGAAGCACCCGATGCTAAGGGTAGTGGGCAGCGTTTTAGTCATCTTATGGCTATCGCTCCAAATGCTTCTTCGTCTATCATTATGGGAAATACTAGCCCTAGTATTGAGCCTTATCGTGCTAATGCTTACCGTCAGGACACTCTATCGGGCTCATTTTTAAATAAGAATCGTTGGCTTGATAAAGTAATTAGAGAACATTTATCTTTAGAAGAAGGTATGGATTCTGGAAAATATTCAGATATATGGTCTTCAATTATTGCTAATGATGGTTCTGTACAACACCTTGAATGGATGGACGAAAACACGAAAGAAGTTTTTAAGACTTCAATGGAAATTGACCAACGTTGGATTATTGAACACGCTGCGGATCGTCAACAGTACATTGACCAAGCACAATCGTTGAATGTATTCTTTAGACCAGATTCTCATATCAAATATATACATGCTATTCACTTCATGGCGTGGAAAAAAGGATTGAAGACACTGTATTACTGCCGTTCAGAAAAGTTGGCCAAGGCCGATAAAGTTTCCAAAAAAATTGAACGCAAAGTAATTGAAGAAATTGATATGTCACAAATTGCTCAGGGTAACGATTGTATTGCTTGTGAGGGTTAAATGGCATATTCAGATAAAGTATTAGATCATTATGAAAGTCCAAGAAATGTTGGTTCGTTTGATAAAAACGAAAACGACATAGGAACCGGCATGGTCGGCGCGCCGGCTTGTGGTGATGTAATGAAATTACAAATAAAGGTGGATAAAGATGGCATTATTAGAGATGCTCGTTTCAAGACATATGGATGCGGTTCCGCAATCGCTTCTAGTTCACTCATTACAGAGTGGGTTAAGGGAAAATCTTTGGATGAAGCCGAATCGATTAAAAATAGTGAAATTGCTAAAGAACTTGCTTTGCCGCCGGTAAAAATACATTGTTCGATACTAGCAGAAGATGCAATTAAAGCAGCAATAAAGGATTACAAAAATAAAAATGATATCAATAACAGAACCGGCACAAATTAAAATATTAGATATTTTATCTGAAGAAAACAATTCAAAATTAAAAGTCAGAGCATTTGTTCAAGGTGGCGGATGTTCAGGATTTCAATATGGTTTTACTTTAGATGAAGAAATGAACGAAGATGATTTTGAAATCAACGGAATATTAATAGATGCTATGAGTATGCAATATCTTTCTGGTGCTACAATTGATTACAAAGATGACATAGATGGCAGTCAATTTGTTATTCAAAATCCTAATGCCACTTCTACTTGTGGATGTGGTTCCAGCTTTGCAATATGATAAGTCTAACAGAAAATGCTGCTGAAAAAATAAAAGAACACCTAAACCGTAGAGGTAAAGGTTTAGGAATTCGTATTGGTGTCAAAACAACAGGGTGTTCTGGTCTTGCTTATGTTTTAGAATATGTAGATATAAAACCCGTTACAAGAGATCAATTTGTATATGAAAGTAATGGAGTAAATGTTTGGGTTGATGGCAGAAGTACACCTTATGTAAATGGTTTATTGATTAATTGGAAAAAAAATGGACTTAATGAGGGTTTTGAATTCATTAATCCAAATGAAAGAGATAGATGTGGTTGTGGAGAAAGCTTCAGAATTTAAAGAATAACAAATGGCATTTTTAATCGCAAATTTACCTGTTGTAAAATGCTTTGTTCGCAAAGAATATTTGTATGACTTTGAAAAAGGATTTGATGAACTGGAGCCTTGCTGGTGGGTCAGTATTAAATCACTGAGAGGTCAAGCATTTCGTATTGAATCATATCTGAATCAGTATGGTGCATTGTATGATAAACTACCAATCAGTGCATACTGTTGGAAGCCAATTGAAGGTGAACCATTACCTCTTGATTATCTGCAATTGTGGGACAGTTTGAGTTATGATATTACAGTATTGAAGAAGGCACAACTTCAGTCAATGAAGTGTAAATTCAAATTGAAAGATGGTGGCTGGATGTATGGTGAATATATGTTCACAGTAGATTCGGCTCATCCGGATTTTAATGTTATTGATACTGGTTTCTCCGAAGATGTTGAAGACCACAAATCATATAATTTTATCAAATGTGATAATGGACAATTTGCTTGTCAACCTAACAACAGAATGATTGTGTTTGAGCCTTCTAGTAATCCGAGAGAATTAAAATATCCCGATTTCAAAGTTGCAACAAAGCGATGGTCTGTTGAAACAGAGTCTAAATGGGCATTAGGCGACACAGATACTTTCATGTATGAAAGAACAGAAAAGAAAACTTAATGCCAGAATTAATCTATTTACTCATTGCGACACACATTACAATATTATGCGTTACAATTTATTTACACCGAGGTCAGGCACACAGAGGGCTTGAATTTCATCCAATACTAGAACACTTCATGCGTTTCTGGCTTTGGTTGACAACAGGCATGGTAACTAAACAATGGGTCGCCACGCACCGTAAACATCATAGATTCAGTGACAAAGAAGGAGACCCACATAGCCCTCATGTTTTCGGTATCTGGAAAGTATTATTCAAAGGAGCTTTACTCTATAATGACGCATCAAAAGATAAAGATATGGTTAATACATATGGTAGTGGCACTCCTTCTGATTGGCTGGAGTGCAACATATACAGTCCTCACTCCAGACTTGGCGTTAGCATTCTCCTTTTGTTCAACATCTGGTTATTCGGTTGGGTGGGTGCCTTAATATGGCTAATACAAATGCTTTGGATTCCATTTTGGGCTGCTGGTGTTGTGAATGGTGTCGGCCATTGGTTTGGTTATCGTAATGGTGAAACAAAAGATAAGAGTTGCAATATCAGCCCAATTGGTGTTATAATCGGTGGAGAAGAACTACATAATAATCATCATTTAGAACCTGCAAATCCAAAAATGAGCAGGCGTTGGTTTGAATTTGATATTGGTTGGTTATACATAAAGTTTTTTAGTTTAATAGGCTTAATCAAAAACAAACAGGAAAAAATATGAAAAAACTCCTCGCAATATTCTTGGTTTTTTTATGTGTCAAGAGTTTTGCTGAGGTAAAACTTAATTTAGAAATAACTTGTGTTACATCAGATGAACTTTTTGTGATATTAAAAGAATATGAAGAAGTGCCATTTTCAATAGGGCAAACTTTGAGAGATAATCAATCAGATGAAAATGCAACCATGTTTTTCGTAAATCCAAATACATTAACTTGGACTATGGTTGAAAAATTAAAATTAAACAATTCAATAATGTATTGCGTTTTAGCAGCAGGTTCTAAATATCAAATTATATTTAAAAGAGGAAGAGGAAGTTAAGACATGAAAAAACTATTACTAACATTACTGTTTGTTCCTTTAATTGCATTTGCTCAAAAAGAAAAGGCCGGTGTCACATACGATGTACTACTCACAAGAGTCATCGATGGCGACACCGTAGCCTTTCAAGCCAATTGGTTGCCAGACCCTCTTAAAAAAGAGTTGTCAGTCAGAGTCTTTGGCGTTGATACTCCAGAAAAAGGACATAGAGCAAAATGTCCCCAAGAAGATGCTAGAGGGCAAGCAGCAACAGCATTCACTAAAGATGCGATTAATAAGGCTCAAAAACGACAAATCATACTCATGGATTGGGACAAATATGGTGGTCGTGTATTGGGAGATGTATTACTAGATGGCAAAAGCTTACGAGCAATGCTGATTACTAACGGTTTCGCAAGAGAGTACTATGGTGAAGCCAAAACTTCATGGTGTTAATATGAAAAAGATTTTAAGATTTACTGCTTCATGGTGTCAACCATGTAAAACAATGACAGCGATGTTGGAAGAAATTAAACCAAATATTTATTTTGAAGTTGTTGATGTGGATGTTCATCCAGATGTTGCAATGGAATTTGGTATTCGTTCGGTACCAACACTAATAATGATGGATGAAACAATAGAGATGAAAAGACTTACTGGAATCAAAACGAAAGAACAACTAACGGAGTGGCTTGAAGATGCTTAAGAAAACACAATTCAAATTAACGGATGAGAGAAGTAATTTCAAACCATTCAATTATCCGTGGGCATATGATGCGTGGCTAAAGCATGAACAAAGCCATTGGTTGCACACAGAAGTTCCAATGTCGGAGGACGTTAAAGATTGGAAAAAACATTTATCGGTTGAAGAAAAACAATTTTTAACACACATCTTTCGTTTCTTTACTCAAGGTGATATTGATGTTGCTGGTGGTTATGTTAAAAACTATTTACCACATTTTCCACAACCTGAAGTTCGTATGATGTTGGCTGGTTTTGCTGCCAGAGAAGCATTACATGTCGCCGCATATTCACATCTGATTGAAACTCTTGGTCTACCTGAGACAACATACAATCAATTCTTAGAATACGAAGAAATGAGAGCCAAACACGATTATGTCACCGACATTTCATCTAAGAATGGCACGATTGAATCGACAGCAACACACATTGCCGTATTCTCAGCATTCACCGAAGGTATGCAGTTGTTCTCATCATTCATCATGTTATTGAATTTTCCAAGGCATGGTAAGATGAAGGGTATGGGTCAGATTGTTACTTGGTCTATTGTTGATGAAACGATGCACGCCGAGTCTATGATTAAATTATTCAGAACATACATAGAAGAAAACAAAGAGATTTGGAACGACGAACTCAAGGGAAAAATTTATGTAATTGCTGAAAAGATGGTTCAGCTTGAGGATAAATTTATTGACCTTGCTTTCTCCATGGGAGCTATGCCTGGCCTTTCTAGTGATGATGTTAAACATTACATCCGTTATATTGCTGATCGTCGCCTTATTTCTTTGGGTTTAAAAGGTATCTTTAAAGTTAAAAAGAATCCATTGCCTTGGGTTGAAGAAATGATTAATGCACCCACGCACACAAATTTCTTTGAAAACAGAGCAACAGATTATGCTAAAGGTGCAACAAAAGGAACTTGGGATGAAGTATGGGCTTAAAGGAGTAAAAAATGAAAAATAAAATAATTACAGCAGAATGTGATAGCTGTGAATCGAGTTATGATATTCAATATACTGAAGAATTAACTTCACAGGATTATCCAGAGTTTTGTCCTTTTTGCGGAGAAATTATAGAAGATATCACAGAACAAGAAGATAATGAAGATGACGATGATGACTGGCATGATGAGTGGACAAAGTAAATGGAAGATTGGATATACAATGGTCAAACTTTTTTGGATGAATCAATAGATGATAATTACGGTTTCGTTTATCTAATCACTAATTTAATAAACGATAAAAAATATATTGGCAAAAAGTTTTTCTATTCTTCAAAAACAAAACAAGTGAAGGGTAAGAAAAAAAAGTTTAAGATTTCAAGTGATTGGAAAGATTACTATGGTTCAAATGAAGAATTAAAGAAAGATGTTTTGTTACATGGTAAAAACAATTTTAAAAGAGAAATACTTTTTCTTTGCAAGTCAAAAGGTGAGTGTGCTTATCTAGAAGCAAAAGAACAATTTATTCACGGCGTCTTAGAATTTGAAGATTATTATAATACGTGGATAATGGTGAGAGTCAGAAAATCACACATCAAAGGTTTAATCAAATGAATTTAATAAATGCACTGGAAAAAATTAAAGACTTCGATGTTCTTTTTTTTCTCCCAAAAGGCGAAAATTCCTTAAAAATAGAATTGTGTGAATATACAAATCCTGGTGAACAAGTTGGTGGAAATCATATGGGAAAAGAGTATCACATAGTTCTATTTAAGTGTGATGATGAAGGAACATACGATCACGATTCATTTGATGCAATTCTTGCGGATCCAAAAACTTATGTGTCAATGTTAATTCCACAGGATTGGTATGGTTTTGTTGCAAGAAAAACAACAACATCATTGAGCTTTGTCAAAGAAACCATTGACAAGATCAAAGAAAATTGATACAATACTTTCCTTCTTTATCTAAGGTTTTATAATGATTCTCATTGATCTCAATCAGGTTCTATTGTCAGGTTTGATGGCACAAATTTCAAACCAAAAAGGTGTCGAATTGGAAGAAGGATTGATTCGCCATATGATTCTTAATATCCTAAGGACACACCTAAAAAATTTCCGAAATGAATATGGTGAAGTTGTGTTGTGTTGTGACAACAGAAAATATTGGAGAAAGGAATATTTTCCTTTTTACAAAGCGGGTAGGAAAAAAACAAGAGAAAAATCCGATCTAAATTGGCACCTTATATTTGATATGTTATCAAAATTCAAACAAGAACTGAAAGATTACTTTCCTTACAAAGTAATTGATGTTGAGGGTGCTGAAGCTGATGATATCATTGGCACATTAGTACCACAAAAAATTATGCATGAAAACATACTTATAATTTCTAGTGATGGTGATTTTCTTCAATTGCAACAGTGGAACAATAAAAGTAAATATCAAGTTAAACAATATAATCCAGCACAAAAGAAATTAATTTTTTCCGAAAATCCATTGATGGAATTAAAAGAAAAAATTATTAAGGGTGATAAAGGTGATGGCATACCCAATATATTATCTTCTTCGGATTGTTTTGTTAGAGATGTTAGACAAGCCACAATCTCAAAACAAAAACTTTCAAAGTTAATGGAAAGCAATCACACATTGTGGGAAGATGAAACTGCAAAAATTGGTTTTTCAAGAAATAGTATTTTGATTGATCTAAACAATATACCAGTTGATATTAAAGAGAAAATCATAAATACTTATGAGGAAACAAAACCAGCTTCTAAGAAAAATATTCTAGATTATTTTATTGCAAACAAGTTAAAAAACTTAATGGATGTTATTGAGGAATTCTAATGAAATCTATGTATGAAATTTTTGATGATTTTGAGTCAGCAAAAAATAAAAAAGAAAAAATGCAAGTGATAGAAAAAAATCTATCACAAACTCTAGTTGATATTTTAAAGTTAACCTATCATCCAAATTTTAAATGGAAAATAAAAGAACTTCCAGAAAACTATAAAGTACCAAATGATATTTTACCAGGTATCACTTATGATAGTTTGAATGCACAAATCAGAAGGCTTTATCTTTTCTTAGAAGGAAATTCTACCGCCGAATCAATAAGTGATAAAAGACGCACAGAACTACTGATACAAATGTTAGAATCAATTGAACCCAGAGAAGCTGAAATAATACTAGGCATCTTTCAAAAAGACCTAGGTGTTAAGGGATTGGATTATAAATTTGTAAAAGAAGCTTTCCCAGATTTAATACCATGACATTAAAAGAAAAAATAGTTGTTGTGTGTGGAGAATTTGATCCTTTTACTCCAGATGATTTAACTTTCCTTAAAAAATGCAGAGAAAAATGTGATTGGTTGGTTGTTGGAATATATTCCGACATTTGGATGGCCACTAATAGAGGAGGTTTCACATTCAACTATGAATCCAGAAATGAATTATTAAAAAACATAAAATATGTAGATGAAATATTTCAATTTAATGATTCGGACGGAACAGTTTGTAATTTATTAAAAATAGTAAAAGTTTGTTATCCTAGAGCTTATATAACTTTTGTGTCCGAACAGGACATGCACAATATGCCCGAAACAAAAATTCGTGGAATTAATTTTGAAATATTAAAATAAGGAGATTTTTAAGTGTCAAAATATGTAGCTAAATTTCGTAAGAATAGGGACTACGATGAAGAATATAGTTTTTATGAAGAAAAAAAGAAAAAAACAGATTATTCAAAATATAGAAAAATGAAAAACTATCGTTATGAAGATTTGGATTATTATGGTGATGATTATGTGAACACAAAGAGAAAAAAAGAAAAAAGTGTTTACTAGCGTTGTTGAAAAACAACAATAAACTTGACTGGTGTTGGATTTTGAAGTATAATACAAAAATACTTCGGAATGAAAAATGATTATTTACACCAGATTACAAAAATCAAAATCAAAACGCAAGCCCAAAGCTGTGCGTGAACAATATGAGCAATGGTTGGCGTCACATCAGCCAATAAAAAAAATAAAAGCTGTAAAAAATGAAAAATTAGTTTACAGTTTAACGGCACCTGCCGGCCGCGAGCCGGTTTACATTCCTTCACTCAATAGTGGTGTCGGAAACACAGCCAAAGCAAATCCTAAAGTTTATACAGGCGAAAAAATGTTGGGCATCGCTACGATGCACAAATCCAACGCTGTTCCTGTTTTTAATAGTGAAGAAGCAGTACAAATTTCGAGCATGAGGCGATAAAATGAAGAAAAAAATGACAATTGTTGTAAAAAAACAACGACCGGTGTGCAGAACTCCAATCAAGCCTGTACAAAAACATAAAAATGACGTAAAATTTAATCGTAAACAAAAACATACGATGAATTTGTCATGTTTTTTAATCAAGGAAGCATAAAATGTCACAAAAATATGAATTTGATGAGTTGGATCAAGCAGTCCGAGAGTGGGCCGTCATGTCACAATGGGAAAAAGATCAAGAATGGTATGAAAATTTGCAAAAACAAAGTTGGCCAGCTCAAATTTTTGATACTGATGATGGTTCCGGTGATGGAATTCTACAATTTCCCGATGAATTGATTAGATTGAAGGGCTGGAAAGAAGGAACTGTTTTGAATATGATGGTTGAAGAAGGTCCAACAGGAAATATTTTAATTATTACGGAGAAAAATTGAAATGGAATTGGTTGAATCAAAATCTTTGCTTGCAAAATTGATGGCCACTGAAAATTTGATCATTGAACAAAGAAATGTAAGGACTGCCGCATTTGATGTGAAAAATAGGATTCTTGTGGTTCCTATTTTAGATAAAAATCTTTCTTCTGAAATTTATGATCTTTTTATGGGCCATGAAGTTGGTCATGCTCTTTATACACCAGAAGCCGGTTTGATTCGTGCTAGAGATTCAGGAATCAATTTGATGGTGGCAAATATAGTTGAAGATTCACGAATTGAAAGAAAAATCAAGTACAAATATCCTGGTCTGAAGCGATCTTTTGTCAAAGCTTATAAAGAGCTTTTGAATAAAGATTTCTTTGGCACAAAAGATGTGAATATCAACAAAATGAATTTACTTGACCGCATCAATTTACATTGTAAAGGTGGTGCAAGTCTGAATATTCTTTTTTCTGAAGAAGAAAAAAATATTGTTGAAATGGTTGAAAATACTGAAACATATGATGATGTTATTGATGTTTCAAAAAAAATCATGGATTTTATAAAACAAAAAAATGAAGAACGAAAAAAACAATTCAAAGAAGAATCAGACGAATATGATTTCGATGGAGATGGTGAATCGGATATTGAATTTGATGATGATTTTGATGAACAACAAAACGATTCATCTTCAAAAGAAGATGTAAGAAAAAATTCTAAAGACGACTTGATGGATGATACATCAAGTGAATCGGAAACAGATAAAACAAAAAATGTTTTTGATGATACAAAAATGGATGAAAGAGAATTTCGTTCTTTTACTGAAGAATCTTTCTCACAAAATCAAACAAAACTTTTTGATGAAAAATCTAGAGGTTATAACTATATCAATGTTCCTGATTTTGACATGAAAAGTATTTTTGATTACAAAAAAGTATGGAAACAATACAAAGAATCAAATTATGAAATTGATAAGACACTATACAAAAAAGTCCGTAATGAAGGAAACAAAGTAGTTTCATATCTTGTCAAAGAGTTTGAAATGAAGAAGAATGCGGATCAATTGAAGCGAGCAACAACAGCCAAAACTGGAGAATTGGATGTAAACAAGTTGTTCTCTTATCAATTCAGTGAAGATATCTTCAAAAAACTTAGTATTATTCCTGGTGGCAAATCACATGGTCTGGTCATATTTCTTGATTGGTCTGGCTCTATGCATGAACATTTGGGTAACACCATCAAGCAATTGATTAATCTAACTTTCTTTTGCAAGAAGGTAAACATTCCTTTTGAAGTATATTGTATCAAAGAAGCTGTCGGCAATTCTATTAAATTCTCTTTGAAAGAGGGTGATTTGGCTTGCGGCGGTTTGGAACTGATGAATATCATTTCTAGCCGAATGAATGCAGCGGAATTCAATTATGCTTGCTCTGCATTGATTAACATGTCAGTAAACAATGGTTACAGGATTTACAATCGATTCATTCCAGATTGGATGCAATTGCATGGCACGCCGTTAAATGAAGCTATTGTTTGTGCAATGAAAATTGTTCCTGAGTTTCAAAAGAAAAACAAATTGCAAATTGTCAATACAGTATTTTTGACAGATGGTGAGGGGCATACAATATACAATAAAATTGGTGAAATCAGAAGTGTTACTGGTTCTTCAGAATTTATCGTTTTGCGGGATCCCGTAACAAAGAATCAAGAACAAATTCATATCAAAGAATATGCTGCAAAGCAAACAGATGCATTGATTCATTTGCTCCGTAAAAGAACCAATTCTAATGTGATGGGATTCTATATCATTAGTGGTCGTGATTTTAATCGTAAACTGAGTGTTTGGTTTAAAAACACCAACGACCATGAAGAAATTAAAACCGAATTTAAAAAGAATAAATTTAAGGTTCTAGAGAATACTGGTTATAACGAATATTATATTCTGCACAGTAACAGTATGGATACAGAAGAAGATTTGGAAATGAAAACGCCTGATAATCTAACCACAAGGAATCTGGTGTCTGCATTTACAAAATATGCTGGTGCTCGTGTTGCAAACCGAGTTGTGTTAAATCGTTTTATTCATTTGATTTCTTGATATGAAAATTGACAAACAAACAAAAGAGATTTTCTGTATTACACAGGAAGAGTGTGCTGAGGTGACACAAGCCATTTCTAAAATTTTTAGATTTGGCTTTGAATCAATGAATCCTCATACCAATAAAACAAACAAACAATCCTTAGAAGAAGAAGTTGGTGATCTTCTTGCCATGGTTGACATTCTTGTGGAGAAGTGTATAATCTCTGACAACAACCTAAACATTGCAAGAAACGCAAAGAAAGAAAAGCTCAAGAAGTGGTCGAGCATTGAGGTGTGATATGAATTCGTTATTCCATAGATTTATGAACAAGTTAGGTCGGTATCGATTGATACCTGATCGGAATACTGGTGAAGATTACATGCATCGGTATTATTTGTTTCTCAAGGACAGAGAAACATTTCCTTTTAATATTACTTTACATAAGATTTTAAAGTCTGATGAACCTGTGATGCATGACCATCCGTGGCCATATATCACCATCATACTCAAAGGTGGTTATTGGGAACACACACCAGTTTTCGATGCTGATGGAAAGATATTTGCTGAATACACTCACTGGCGAGGTCCTGGTTCAGTTATCAAACGATCCGCCAAAGAGTATCATTGGCTAGAACTGGACGAATCTGTTGGTCCAGCCACCACACTTTTCATTATGGGTCCCCAGCAGAAAGAATGGGGCTTTTTTAAGAACGGTTGGATTCCGTATCAAAAGTATCTTGGTAAAAAATGATTGATGAAGAAACCAAGAAACGCCTCATTTCGTATATGAAAGAGGCTCCAGACTTACCGCATTCGGAACACGAACCAGTCCGATTTGATTACTACATCAAACTGTATTACCACACCTACATTAAAAATGGAAACACCAACTCCACCAGTCAAGATAAAGAGGTACTATGACCTTCACATTAAATGGAAGCATGGGTTTCAATATCACAATTACATACCAGATCATGCACTCAAATCCACCAAAAGTTCATTGGAAAAATTAGAATGGTTTAAAGAAATGGAAATAACAGAGATTACAGAAGAAGAATACCACCGTAAACTTGACATAACATACGAATCTAACTCAAGCGCTTCCGGCACTTCCAAGAAAAAACGTAAGAAGAAAGAAGAATAATATGTTTGACGATATTGAGTTTAATATCAAAGAGTATCCAATTAAAGGCCAAATGGTTGTAGGCCAAATTGTTATCAAAGAAATTGACCTAGTCATGATACCTCTTGGTGTTGATATTAAAACACACATCAAAGAGAACCTACTGAAAAGACTGGTAAATCACATGCTCGAAAATAAACTTGCAGAATTTACAGTTACCGATGATCCTGTGGGTGTATCTAAATTATACCGTGTAAGATGCTTTGTGACACCAGATGAACAGGTGAGATTGATACGAAAGATATATGATTCGGAAAATTCAAAAACCCCTTAGAGGGGCTCCGAAAAAATTTTTATGGTAACTAAAGTATGGGAAATTTATTTGGAAGAATCATTCGAACTGTGGGTAGTTTTAAAATCACTAAGACTATGAATAAGAAAACGGGTAGAGTTAAGACAAAGATTACGAGAATGAAAGTAAAACCGAAAATTCGAAAATCCTCTCGGAGCCCCAGAAAATAAAAAATGGAAAAAAAGAGTTTGACCTGGTGGAGCTTTTTTAGCTAACGCCCTTCCTGGGGCCCCCACCATCCACCACCAACTGCTGCCTCCGCTTAGCCCACCAGACGGATGCTCAGCAAATGCGTGAAGCCCCAGCCATCCGCCATTTTATAAAATTTAGACTCAATTTCCGCCATGGTCTGGCCTTCCATCACCAAGTCCTCCACCGGAGTACTGGGATCCGCAGGATTACCCACGCAATATTCCAAG